ACAGTCCTACGTCATCCGCGCCTGCCCGCTGTTTTTACCGGACGGAAAAAGCGAACCGCCGCGTATATACAGGAAGTGGATCGCCGAAGTGGACGGCGAGTGGCTGACAACGCAGGAGACGAGGGAACGGCTGGGCATCGACAGGCGCGAAATATACAAACTGATCGAGCGCGGCAAGCTCAACGCCAGGCAAGTAGAGCAAATGAGTTAAAAACATATCATAGGGAGGACATAAAAAAATGAAATTAGGAGAAATACCATTCGGAAGCAACATCAAAATTCCCGAGCGCTGCGAGGATGGAACCTACGAGCTGGCGGACTACACCCTGGGCTTCTTCGGCGCAGGCGTGGCTGCGTTTATCCGCAAAGACATACACAGCCTGTGCCGGTTCGGCGGTAACGCAAAATACGCCGGATCAGACCTGGACAAACGCATGACGGAAATATACAACAGCTACCCCGACGAGCTTAAAGAACTGATTATCCCCAGCACGATCCCGCTGTATAACGGCAGCGGCGCCGAGGATATAACCCGCAAGGTGTTTGCTCCCACGTTGACCATGGTAGGCTGCGGCGACAAAGAAGGAGTGGACGAGGGTTTCACATG